ACTGATATTTATTTCACACTCAAGAAAGACAGGTGTTTTTGGGTCTGGTGGTATATAAACGCGATTAGGCTAGAACAGGCACAAACACAATTTCTCTAATAGGCAAGCAAAGGGACTAAAGAACGGTCCGTCCGTCTGGTAAAACAGATGAATCAATCGTGAGCAATGACCCAGCGAAAGGTTAAAAGTATTCGCTTAACAGGTGTCCGCCACAAGGCGGTTCAGGAGACTGGTAGAACGCAACCTGGGAGTCATAGATTGGTCAAGGCAGGGATAGCCGAGGACATAAACACTCAAGTGATAAACTATGATCCCTGAAAAAGCACGTTCTGGTCGTGTGACTTGTAGATCACAATTGAAATATCCATTGAAAGAAGGAGTTGCGAAATCACTTTAGTGATGAGCAACAGATCCGCTACGCGGATCTACTTCGTGCTGGCGCACTCGTATCTCTTGACTTCGTCGCAGATATGTTTTATAATTGTATCATGTTGAAATATTTAGACAGATGTAGTGATTCGTGTGAAGTCCACATCCAGACCACCTCAAATAGCATCCACTATGCCTGTCTCAGATGCAGAGAACACGGGCATCTAAAATGGTTGAGTTACCAGCAGGCCCAAGAATTATCAGATGTGTTTGACCGAGAAATAAATACAAGTGGTGATAGATTTCTAAGTCTGTTATAGCCATATGAAGATCCTTACAGTCTATCACCCTTAATCTTTACCAAATATTCATTTAAATAACACTGGGCGAGCATTCCGCTTGGTGTCATTACCGAGTTCTCCGTGCTCGCTCATTCGGCCTATTGCTGATTTTATTTGTCGCGACGAGTGAAACGACGACCACGCCCTTCAAAATTCACGGGCAACACACCCCTCAGCTTGACGGGCCTGCCCTCCCTCTCCGCTGACTTGGTGTAGTTGTAATTTTTTACCTGTGTCACGGTCCGCAACACGAAGTCACAGATGTGGTTGCTGTTGCCCAGGAGGCAGAACAGGGTGCTGATGTTGCGTTTGCTTCGGGCAAATCTCCTGCGATCCGCCACGCACTTGAACTCACCCAAGGCCCTCAACTCATGATAAAATCTCTGTGGATCCATTATGCGATCACGGTGTGTGCGGCAGCCGTGGCAAAGTTGCTCCTGCGATCCAATTCATTGCGGGCCGCCACCCTGATGTTATACACACTGCCCAAGGTCACGGGCTGGATGAAAAATGTTGTGAGGTTGGTTATGCCAGCCGTGACATAATCCGCATCCGCCTGCAGTTTGAATTGTATGATGTATTCGCTGACGAAGGGATCCGTGCTGGCGGTCCAAGACACCAAGATCCTCCTCAGGGTGCCATCCGTCTCCAGATATCCGCCACCGGTGGCCACGTTCTGTGCGGCTCCGGAAGTGGCAGTCACTGCGGTTGGTGCCACAACCAACATGGGATCTGGCAGAGTCAGGGTTGGACGTGTGATGTCCGGTTCCTTGGCTTCTATTGCGTAGGCCGCGCTCCTGTGCTCAAATCCTGCTATCTGTATGTCGCCCTGCTCACCTATTGTCATTTCTGTCACGCGGAATGTGCCATCCAATCCCAGTCTTTCATTGGTGACTTTGAATAGATCTCCCACTGTGAGGCTGCTACCTGCCATGGTGCAGACACAGCTGATTTGTTTGAAATTCCTGCTTCTCTCCACGAAGACACGTGCGGCCTGCAGTGCCTGTTCTCGCACCGTGATCATTGGGAGAGTGATGTCCTTCTCCAACCTGATGCCATCTTCTGCGAGGTATTGGATGTCTGTGGCAGAACCATCTTCGGGATAGATCACCTCGTTGGGTTGATAGTCCGCCGCGGGATCCGTCCACACCACTTTACATCGGTTAATTTTACTTGATTTGCTATCGCCCGTGATGTTGAGGCCGCCGATTATGTTATCGTTGTTGGCAGAAAACACCACGACCGGGTTTGCGGGAGTGGCCGTGATGTCAGTGTCGTCACCTCCGTGTTCAATTTTTAAAACATATTGGCCTTGTTGATAAGGCATCATGCCACGGAATGTGATCAACATGGATCTTATGTTGTCCATCAGGGTCACACCTGTGTCTATCACCGCGTTGCACGTGAATGCCTTGCCCGTGGTGCTGTCGGTGTAGGTCACCACCTGATTGCATAATTTTGCGGCGGTCCTCCAACTATTGAAATCAAACACATCATTTGAAAGTCCCTTGCCGTATCTAGGATTCCGCATGTAGTCCAGTAATATATTCACTGGATTGTCTGAATACACTGTGGTATGACTGGCATAGGGAACGATGTCTGTTGAGGTTGGGGGTCCTATCAGATTAACTTCCATTCCCCTGGTCCATGTTCCCAGCGATGGTGCATAGAATGATAATTGTTGATAGATATAATATGTGCCTGTGGGCACAGACACAATCTCATCAATGAAAGCAGTGGTGCTTCCTCCACGTCCGGTAAAAGTTCTACTAACATTAAAATTTTTTATCTCTGTTCCCACACCCAAGCCCGTCCTAAGGCTTAGATATCCAAATATGCTCACGGTATTTACTGAGGTGACATTAAGCGGAAACGCGAACGTGCCACCATAACGGATCCTCACTTTAGAATCCGATCTTGAGGTAGTGAATGTAATGCCGGGAGAACCAGCACTTAAATGACTTAAGACCGTAAATGGTCCTGGGTTATTGGTCACAGTTTGACCATCAGCGGATATGGTATAAGGTGTTTGTTGGTGTGTGCCACCTGCGAGATCTTGCGCATTGGTGATTGTTCCATAGGTAATTGGTTGTGCGGCACCAGTGATGTCAAATATTTTTTTGCCTTGCAGTGTCACCACAACCACAGGCACACCACCGCCATAGGGATTGTTGTTGGCATCCGCCTCGCTCTCAATCTTTTTCCAACGGAACTTACAAGCGATGTAGGCCAGTCCGCTCAACTTGTGATTGGATGTCCAACCCGGTGCTTCTTGCAAGAGCGTGGATGCAATCTGATCATCCCTGCCATCAAAGAATTGCACTTCCAACCTAGAATCGGTGGCATAGTTGCCCGAGGTGGCCAGTGCTCTAACCCCATGGCTGTAGTTGGCCACGGTCACGGTGTTATCATCCACCAGCAATTTTGTGTAACCATTGACCTGTCCCTCTGCCAAGACATAGGCCACATAGAGATATTCATTGCTGCCAGCACCGGTGCTGACGAAGACCCTGGCCGCTCCCACTGCCCGAGTGCCGTATACTACTGGTATGTCCGCTATCGCAGAATCTTTATTGAGTAGGACTCCCTGAATTGTTTCTGCCTCTGCACTGCTGTAATCAGGAGAATCTAGATTCACACCAAACCCTCCGGTAAAGATAGATACCACCCCTTTCACGAAATTCTTCACTCCTTTGTAAATGTCTCCTATCACAGGAATGTTATCTTCTACCCAACCCATTATATCACTGCCTTTCTATAATTCTCACCATTCTTTTTGTATCCAAGAAATAATAAAAAATTGTGTAATTTTTCTGGGTCTTCTCCATAAACATAACTCAATTGAATTTCTATTGCTCTTTTTTCCACGGCCCATTGATATAGAGCATCATATAATTTTTTTGAAGCCAACCCTTTTCTGTATTCTGGTATTACATAAAAGAAGAAATCAGTTACATAATTTTCATAATTCCAATAAAACTGATTACATCTTGCAGCCATTGCTCCCATCAATGTGCCATTATCATCTTCCAATATGAATGTCACTGATTGAGGATTGTTTATAAAATTGAGATACCAGATTTTTACTTTTTTTTTATCCATTTTGAGAGCATGGTATTTGCTTTCTTGAATTTGGCGTTCATTCATGGCCATCAACGCGGGAATGTCTTCTCTGGTAATTTTTCTAACTTTCATCTTTTTCCCAAATTGTGTCAGTTTGTTTGAATCCACTGGTGTAGAGCAGATGTTCTTTTTTACTGCTATCAAGCCCATAATTTAGACTGCTGGTTCTTATCACGGCGATTCCTTTATCTTCACACAGTTGGAACACAAACTGCAATAGTTGTTCATAGGAGTTGAGGTCTTTGTAGCCGGTGTCAACATGGATTAGATCGATGCTGGCTCTCCTCCTGCCATTGTAAAACACTTTGTCAAATGCAATCATAGCAAATCCTATCAATTGATCGTTTAAAAAGATTCCCACTGGCTCCAACGTTGGTTTTACAAACCAGTTCTTCACTGTGAAATTAAATGCTTGTTTGTCAAAATCGACATCGGCCAATCCTCGCTCATGCACTGCCTTGTAGGCAAGATCCAGCATTGCTCCAATGTCGTGTTGTTCCAATTTTCTAAAATTATAATTTTTCATTAAGGGCGTCCCCACTTGATGTCTTTCACGATCTGGGGAGAAAAATCCATGCCCCGGTCAGTGGCAAAATGAAGATTTTGTGAAGACGGGTTGGTCCTGCGGCCATTGGTCCGCTCAAAGTCTGCAAATTGACTGCTACATTCCAAAGTAAGGGTTGCCGTCGCGGCCTCTTCCTGTATTGTGTAGCCAGTGATGTATCCATCAAATGTTAGATACACGTCGGTGTCCAAGAATGAGTAATCATTGTTTAATATCGCACGATAGATCACCACCCTTTTGTCTATGTAATCGTTGTTGAGGACCACCGCAACCATTGTGCTGTCAACTGCGGTAAAAGTTAAATCCAATGCACCCACCCGCAGATCAGAACTTTCTGATATGTTGCTAAAACCTATGAATTGTCCTTGCGCCAAAAAGGTTGGTGCTGTTGAA